CATCGTATCTCATAAAGTTAATGCCGCCAGCACGATCTGTTTGAGATGCGCTGTTGCCCTTCAACTCAAGCGTTGTAATGCCCGTTCCAAGGGATGTAGGCGAACTCGTCCCAATCCCTACGTTGCCCGAACTATCCACCCGAACCCGCTCAGAGCCAGACGTTTCTACCGTCACGGTGTCAGCCGCAGGGAAGCGAATGGCAGTGTTGGTGTCGCCGGTGTGGACGATCTTGTCCTCAATCGACACATCGCCCGTGAAGACCGGGGAAGCCGCATCAGCGGCCCCAATCAGCGCGGTCGTGATGGTGGTCGAGGCAAGGCTTGTGACGTGCCCGAAGCCGTCAAGGCTCACGTCCTGAATGAACGTAGCGCCCGTGTTGTCAACGCTGTCCTGCGATGAGGTGTCGGCGTGGGACAGGCCGTCCGCGTCCTGTGTGAGGCCGCTACCCGCCGCAACGGAAAACTCCGTGGTAGTGAGGCCAATGCCCCCACCCGCCGTGTAAGTCGTGTCGGTCGAGGTGATCGTGAAGTTCGGGTACGTCCCCGTGATCGTCGTGGCACCGCCTTGGGTGAGCGTGACGACCTGATCCTGTGCAGTGTTCGAGAAGACCGTGCCCGTGAGGGCAAGGCCGCTGCCAGCAGTGTACACTGCCGTTGCTGCGATCTGCGAAAACGTGATGTTCGTCGTCCCAAAGGTGATCGTGCCGGGAGTGTTGCAGACATAGAGCTCACCAGCACCCGTAGCGCCCTGCTGCACGAAGAACGCATCACCAGCGCCAAGAGCGTCGGGATCGCTGGGGCCATAGCTGTCGGTATCGTCAGAGCGCGTGAGAACCCAGTTGGTGCTGCCAGAGCCCGTATTGGTGACGACGTAGACGCCGTTTTGGGTCTGGTTGGTCTGCTGGTACACCAGCACACGGTCATTGGTGGCAACCGTCACGCCGTCGATGACAAGGGCGACCTGCGTCCCTGCGTTGGTCAGCGTGGCTCCAACGCCAGAGGTGCCGTTGTTGTAGGTGGCGTTCAGGTTGATAGGGGACTCAACCCGCACAGGATCGTGGTAGTGAATGCCTGCCGAAGCGATGGTGTCCACATACTCCTTGGTCGCCGCCTGCAGAGGCAACGTAGGATCGGCGGGGAGAAGCACAGGCACCGTCGTCGTGATGGTGCTGTTCTCGACCTTGAATCGCTCGGTGCCGCCCGTCTCGATGGACACAGTGTCAGCGGTCGGGAAGCGAATGGCGGTGTTGGTGTCGCCCGTGTGGACGATCTTGTCCGCGACGAGCAGGTCACCGCTGCCATCCAGATAGACGGACTTCGAGGCGGCGTAGGAGATGAAGATGTTCTTGACGCCAACGCCCCAGCTTACGGCTGAGCCACCGTTGCTCGATGCGAGGATGGTCGTGCGGGCTAGGGTCGGACCAGTGGTCGAGTATGTGCCAACGCCGACCTCCCAGTCGGTGTCGTTGGTGATCGCGTAGTAGGTCGTGTCCGCATTGGCCAACACAGCCCCAAAGGACTGATAGCCAGTGGCAGCGCCCAGCAGGACGTAACTGGACGTGCCCGTGGTGCTCGTGGTTTCTTGGACACGATCAGCTACTACGAGGGCCATGGCAGCTCCTTACTGGATGCGGATGATGGCGTTCGAAGCGTCAGCTGCGGGGAACTGGATGGTGAACGTACCGCTGGTCGAAATCTTGTCGCCGCCGAAGTCCAGCACTGCCACCGATGGGTTGGTGTAGGTGTGGGTCGGGGTCGTGTTGTAGATCAGCGCGCCACGGGCGTTGATGGTGGCCGACGTGAACGAGATGTCGTCAAAGTCGGTGAAGGCCGTGGTGCCCGACGTTGTCGGGGTGACGTTGGTCAGGGTGCCGCCACCAGCCGAGTAGGTGCCAGAGTTGGCAACCTCGTTGCTCGAGGTGTAGGCAGTGGTGGTCGCGTCCAGAGTCGCTGCGCTCGAGTAGAGAGCGATCTTAAAGACGTCGCCGCCAGAGGAGCGGAAGTCATGCACGGCCTCAAGGATTTGGTCCTTGAACGATGTGCACATTGCTTGTGTGATGGCCAAGGTAGCCTCCTATAGCTTGCGAATGGCGTCAGCCAGTTGTGGGTGGCCTGCGTCTACCAGCGCATTGTACACGGTAACGCGGTCGTTGGTAACTGCCTCTTTCATATAGTGCGTGACCACATGCACGATGGCGGCTCGGAAGGCTTTCGCCTGCTCGCGGATAGCTGGATGGGCCTCGTCAGAGACACTAATGAGCTTAGCCGCGCAGAGTTCAGCCAGCGCCTCGGGCGTGTGTCCTCGGCCAGCGGTGGTTATGACGTTGACGATTGGCGTCGAGGGAAGGTTGAGAGAAGCTAGGAACATCAGCCGCTCCCAGACATTTGCCCATCGCGGTAGTCGTCCCGCTTGGAGCGTAGATCAATGCCAAAGAGCTGTGCCATGGCTTCCATATATCGGTTTGTGTAGAGCTGCAGCATATCGGCGTCCCCCTTGAGATAGGTATACGCTTCGACGAGCGAACCATACAAGAGGGCGGTTTCGGCGTTGGTGCCGAGCCACGAAGTGCCCGTATCCACGATAGACGGCGGGTCGTAGTAGTAATGCAGCTCGACAGTGTATGCTGCGTTTGGCGTAGGCCCGAGGATGAAGTTACCCTCGGTGCCGGTCTGGTCGCCGTCGAACTGTGCGTAGTACTTCGGCAGCCCCTGCGTCGACGGGCCCGGATAAGCCTCGCGGATGAAGTTCACATCCTTGTCGTAGAGGTAGCTGTAGTTCCCAGAGCCGTCGACGACGGCCAGCGAGAACACCGATAGGAAGTCAGAAGGCCGGGCAAGATACTGATTGCCCGACGTCGTGGCGGCGGTGGCGTTCTTACGCAGCTCGGGAATCTGCACCGAGCGATAGATGCGCTCCTCAGCCTGCCGAACAAACGTAGGGATGTTAGAGACAAAGGAGGTTTCCTGAGTCTCGAGATAATCCTGCAGTGCGGCAGTGAGTTGCGTATAATTCATCTGTTAGCCCTTGTAGTTGCCGCCCTTTGTGGCAGCTCCCATACCGCGGCACTTGCCACCCATGGCCATTTTGCGCTCCTTGCGCTCCTCAGCCATAGACTCGCTGCCCTCGTGCTTCATCATCGCGGCCTTGGACTTGTACATTTCCTTGCCGCCATACTCGGACATTTTACCGCCCATGGCCATCTTGCCAACGCCGTCAGCGGCGAACGCGGGGACTTTCTTGCCGCCCTTTTCGACCATCTTGAGCTTGCCGCCCATGGCTTTGTATACCAGCGTCGGAGGCTGCGAGTGCTTCATGGCGCGATCAGCTGCGGCGTCAGCCTCAACCTCAAACTGCTTGTCGCTGCGGGTGCGCGGGCGCTTGCTGCTCTTGGGGGCCATCTTGCTGTCCGGCTTCAAGTTAGCGCCCGGATTTTTTCCCCCGGAGGCGGTAACTTTCAACTTACCCTTCATGTCGATCTCCTTACGTTGTGACCACAGTCACGGTTCCAACAGACCCTACCATATCCTGAATAGGGTTCCAAACGGGATTCCAGCCGAAGAGCCCGTTGCCCGGAGCGTAGTCTGGGCGGGGGTTCTGCAGTGCCTGTGGGTCGTTGATCTTGACGCGGCCCAAGAAGTTCTGTGGTTGGTCGGGATCGGCGATGTCGCGGCCCACTCGGAAGCCCGTCTTGACGCCGTTCTGATACTCCCAGACGAGGTCTGAGAGCTTATAGGTACGCCCACTGCGGTCGCAGATGCCGAGGGCTTTGCTTCCCCTTGCGTATGCGGGCATCAGACACCCCCGATCATCATCGTGTTGAACGGCACAAAGCTGACCGAGGAGCGGTCGCGATCTTCACCGGCTGCCAGCTCGAATTGCTCGTCGTAAATCTGCTTGAGCGGGATCACCCGGTCCATTACCTGCGGCTTCTTCATGGCGATGTAGTAGGCCAGCCCCGCGACGAGGGCGGGCACGAAGCGCGGAGGGATGTTGGTGGTATCGGCACCGATGCCCGAGGCCAGACCGTCAATGCCTTTCAGGCGGTAGTAGAACAGGGTGTAGCTCTGCGAGTTGTCTGGGGTGGGCCAGAACGTAACCGTCGTGCTCGTTGGCAGTCGCTGCACGAACACCTGCGTCGGACGCCCAGTGGTCTGCTTGTTGGTCTGCTGAGCATAGGTCGAGACAGAGATGCGCTCGAGCGCGGTGTCCGTCTGAGCGGTGCCCGTTCCGGTACGCATCTGATGCTCGATGATGTCGATGGTGCCCGTTGGCAGCGTGTATGTCGTGGTCCCCGCCGTCAGGGCGAGGGTGCCCGACTCGATGGTGAAGAGGTTGAGGCCGCGGTTAGCCCACTCGAGCGTGAGCAAGTTCAAGGACCGGCGAGCCGTCTTGAGGTCGTAGCCCGAGCGCATTTCGAGACCAGCCCGCTCAAAGGCTTCCTCGAAGAGTTCCGGCAGATCGGGTACGATGACGGCCATGGTTTAGTCCCTGAATTTCGCGGTCTTCTTCGCGATACGTTTCGGCTGAGCCACGAACTGCTTGCCCTTGGCGGTGCCCTCGCGCTTGGCGCGGGTGGTGGCAGCATACTCTGCGGGGCTCAGGGCGTCACGAGCCTTTTTAGGCAGGTAACGCTCACCGGTCTTGCCGGAGGGGTTGCCGCTCTTGGTGCCCCAGTCTTCCTTGCCCCACTTCGACAAGGACTTCTGAGCGGCGGTCTTCTCACCAGTGTAACCGCCGCCCTTCTCTTTGTAGATTTTACCAGCGAGCTGCATGGCCCGGGCGGAGTGTTTCCCGCCCATCTTAGCCTTGGCCTGCGCCTTGGACTGTTCCCAGAGCTTCTCGTTGGTACGACCCATGGCTACTTAAAACCCCGCACGCACTTGGATGCGCGGGCGCAGTCACCCGGGTTGCCACACTGATTGCACGGCGAGAACTCCGCGGCCTGCTCGACCGCAACAGTGTTCACCTGCGCCTCTACTTTCGGCGTTGTTTTCTTAGCCATCAGCGCATCGTCCCTTTGGTTTTGCCCTTCATGCAGCAGCCGTCGATCTTACCGCCTTTAGCCATCTTCTTGACGGCACCGCCCTTTTTCATCGGCATAGCCATGGCACGGGCTTTATCCAGCTGCGTGACAACCGGCAGGCGCGAAGCGGGAGCATTTGCGATCTGCTGACCCATGTTTGCTCGGCTCATCATTTCTTCTTCCCCTTCTTTTTGACACCCTTGATGGTGCCCTTGTTCTCAGCGGCGTAGAAGACGCGGTCGCCGCGCTCCTTCCCGTACTGCTTTTCCATAGCGGCCTTGATCTTGGCCCCTTTTTTGTTCAGCGGCATGTCAGCACCTCAGCAGTTCCAAGCGCGCAGCGAGAGCGCCTTGCGAGTGGGTTTACCTTTTTCGTCCTTCATCGGGCCGGGCATACCGCCCATGCGGGCGCAGAACGACTTGCGCCGCGCTGCGTCCTTCTTGGTCTTAGGGTTCGGTGCCGGGGGCTTGAGGTTCATGCCCTGAGCCTTGGCGGACGCCCGCCCCTTGGCATTCAGGCCCCCTTTCGGGTCCTTACCTTCCTTGCGGGTCCATGCGGGAGTTTTAGCCATTGTACACCAGCGCTAGAATGAACATGGCCGAAGCCGCGTTGTTGTTTGAGCTGCCCTGAGCCGTGGCTTCGAGAGTTGTCTTCTCAGGGATTTGCAGAGGGTATTCGAAGACGTAGTCAGCGACCCCGTTGTTCACAGTGGTGATTGCTGCGGTGCGGCGAATACCGTCGACCCCGATGGTCATGAGACGACCACTGACCTGTGCAGAGCCCCCGGGCTGTCCAGCAGAGAAGAGCCCCTGTGAGACATACCCCGTGTACCCTGCCGGGATCGTGTAGCTCCCGGTAATGCGCTGGTTATAGTCATACTTAATGAGGTCGTAGACCGTGGCGGGTACGCCTGCGGTGACGGTACCGTCGCCGAAGTAAATGTCCCCTGCAGCCGACAAGCCAGAGCCTGCGGTCGCGACATAGGCGTTGTTGATATGCAAGAACGACTGGGTCGTCAGGACCGCGGTCTGCCCGTTCAGGGTGACGATTTCGCTGATCTCGTTGTGGTTGGCATCAAGCCCGGCCACGAAGACTGTCCGAGCCCCAGTCCCGTTGGCTGTATCGTTAGCATCGCTAGACGATACCTTCATCTGCAGGGCTGCTGCGGGTAGGGGGATGATGCCCGTGTAGGGCCAAACAGTAACCCGAGCTGTATCTACGTCCGGGTTATAGCCAAAGATGGTGACACTGCGGTGGCCCGTGATCTGGCCACGTGCCACTTGAAGCTCGAATGGCTCGGTGAGCCCGAACCGAGAGATGGATGATAGCTCCCGAGCCATTCGTTTCTCCTTACGACCAGAACAGGGTCTGTGCGGTGACGTTGGTAGCTGTCGCCACAAACGGATCGGACTCAAACAGAGTGCCGGTGCCCGGGAGCATGATGTCATACGTCCCTGCAGCGCCAAAATCCAAGTCGATCTTGGTGACGCCGCCACTTCCGCTCGTGAGGGTAATACGGCCTGCGCCGCTCAGCGTAGCAACGACCATACGGATGCGGGCACGACCGATGCCAACGGCACCGGTAGCTGTTACCCGTTTGGCGCTGATATCATAGTTGTCGGACATGCCGTCCTCCTATTAGCTGAGGGCTGCGCCAACAGCAGTGACCCAAGCAGAGCCGGTCGAGATCACGAGGCAGGTCTCGTTGTTGCCCGCACCGTTGTCGTTGATGAGGCGGACCTGACCGGCGTTGCCAGCGGCAGCGGCGGGCAGCGAGGCGGTTGCGATAGCGGTGAGCTTAACGAAGCTGGTGACGGTCACATCACCCGAGACGTTACCGGTGACAGCACCGATGAAGCCGTTCTCAGACGTTACCGGACCCGAAAAAGTTGTCGAAGCCATGGAAGTACCCCTTTGCACAAGGATTCGCCGCGCAGTCTGTGCATCGTCAGGTCGGGCGTCCTGTCTGCGTGGCTGATGTTACCCTGCGCGGATTGTACACGGGGAAGAACAAAAAAGAAAGGCCCACCGAAGTGGGCCTTTCACTACATACCCGGAGGGTATGTAGTGGGTTATGCGCCCGGCGAGGCGTACATAGCCAGCGGGTCCGACACGCCGAACGAGTAGCGCTCGCGGGCCTTGTAGCGGACGTTGCCGGTGTCGAAGTCGCCGTCCATCGAGGTCGACATAGCGACACGGACGAAGTGCTTCATACCGTTCGGGATGTCGGTGGTGAGGTACCACGCGTCATTGTCCGTCAGGTAGTGGTTGACGCGATAGCCCTCGGGGATCGACCCGTTGGTGTTGATCGCGTTGATGTCGTTGTCGGCGGTGCCGACGCGCAGCTCGGTCTGCAGCAGACGAGTTGCAACGAACATCAGGCTCGGCGGAACAATCAGCTTGCGCGGACGGGCAGCGATCAGCAGACCGCGTTCGTCTTTGTAAGCAGCGATGTCGATAACCGCTTGTTCCAGCGAGGTCTCGTTGAGGTCGGCGTCAACCGAAGGACGGTTGGAGTTGGTGCCGCCAGCAACGGTGGGGTGCGCGGTGTTGAACAGAGTCACGCCGTCACCCGAGGTGAAGGTGGTGAAGCCCGTGTTCAGCAGCGAAGCAGCCTTGACCTGCTTGGTGTACGCCATGGCGCGAGCGAGCGCCTTGGTGTAGCGAGCCGAGAGCGAGTCGTACAGGTTGTCTTCCATAGCTTCTTCGGTGATCGAGAAGCCCATGGCCACCGTCTCGTGGTTGTAACGAGCGGTGAACGATTCCTGTGCGTTGTCATACGAGATGGCAGAGCCTTCCGGTTTCACCGGTGCTGCGCCAAAACCGGACAATTTGACTTCCTCTTCGAACGAACGTTCGGAGCTTTCGGTCTCATAAATCTCGGCATGCTCGTTTTCGTACTTGGCGTACTCAAGACCGAACAGGGCGTTAAGGCCCGGCAGCAGTTCTTTAAGGGCCTGTGCGCGTGAAATAGCCATGTGTCAGCCCTCCTTACACGCCAACCGCAGCGGTCAGCTGCGTGTAGTTCAGTTTCACGACCAACAGCGGGAACGAAGTACCAGCTTCGCCACCACGGGGGCCACCGACGTAGTCGATGATTCGCAGCGGGAGGTTGGCATCGGTGCCGATGGTGGACGCATCGAGTGCAACGCGCGAGGCTTTGAACGTGGTGTTCACCGCACCCTGAACAATCGCGGCGTTCTTACCGTAGATGTCGAGGGTGTTGGTGATAGCTTCGTCAGCCATAACCACATAGAGAGCCTGCGGGTCATCAACGACG